GGTAATCCTGTCACTCCAGCTCAGTTAACTGAGTTAGGGCATCGTATTAGATTACGAGGTGGGTTACCAGCCTTCTTTTCAGAAGGGGTCCGAAAGAGTCTACGGCACGGCTCTCACAATCAAGTGAGGCTGTATGCGTCTCTCCTCAACACCTATAAGGTGATGTGGGGTCCGCATGGGAAATCCCCGCTATCGACCATTCAGGCCCCTCCCTTTAAGGGAGATACTGGTGACTTCTCAGCCTTCATCATGGATTGTACAGATGGGTTCTTTGCCCGTTGGGAAACCTCTAACGACCTTATGCTTCCAGCATGGAAGTATGAGTCGTATGAGGGATATCTCATTGCGAGCGCGGGGGCTAACGCCTCCTGCGCTATGCAATCCATTTACCGAGACGCACTAGCTTGGGCTATGGCAAAACGCCACTACCCTCGCGAATGGTTTCAGTTATGGAACGATAAAGTCCTTCTGACTTTCCTAGATAAAGTTACTGAGGAATCTCGTAACTGGCACGAGGTGGTGGCTAATCAGCCTAATTCGTTAGTCCTACGACTCATGAAGGAGTATGACGGTAAATCCAAGAGATTGGATCCAACGTTTTTACGACTTCTTGGGAAGATAGAAACTGACGAATATGCTTCTCGGCCATCACAACCGTATCTGGAAAAGATACTTGAGGCCATGGGGAAGGACGCCTTGCTCAAAACATTGGGTCCCCATCTAAAAAATGGGGAACTTGCAGACGCGTATCGGGACTCGGAGGGTAACCTTACGGAAACCTTCTGGGACTCCTTCTACGTGGGCCTGCAAGCCTTTGTTAAGGCAGGGATCCATCCCACACGCTTCTCGTATTCTGATCCGTTGACCGGTCGCCTTCACTCAATACCTGAACCCGCGGGGAAAGTAAGGGTTGTCGCCATTTGTGATTACTTCACGCAAGTGGGGCTTAAGCCCCTTCACGAGTATATTTTCTCGCTATTGCGGAAGAATCCAAACGATGCAACATTCGGTCAGCAAGAGGCCGTCGACGCCTTCGCAGCTCAGGGTCATCAGGAGATTTACTCCTATGATCTTAAGTCCGCGACGGATCTGATTCCTTCAATCCTATATCGTGAGGTTCTTGAACCTCTGATTGGGAGAAAAGGAGCAGATATGTGGATGGCACTCATGACTGATCGAACCTTTCTTGCCCCTAAGGACCTTCGTAAAGAAGGGATAGAGTGGGTGCGATACACCTGTGGACAACCCATGGGCGCTCTTTCGAGCTGGGCCTCTCTAGCCTTGTGTCATCATGCCCTCGTCCAGTTCGCTGCGAAGCGAGCCGGGCTTGGTGGATGGTTCACTGGTTATTTGGTACTCGGAGATGATATCACTATCGCCTCCGAGCCAGTAGCTAAAGCTTATCTGGATGTCTGTGCTGAGTTCGGGATCAAAGTTGGTCTCGCGAAATCACTTGTCTCTAAAAAGGGACTTATGAACTTCGCTTCCCAGACCCTCTTAGGTCAGGTTAACCTCTCTCCTATCTCTCTCGGTGAAGAGCTTGTTGCTCAAAACTGGTCGAGACGGTTAGAATTAGCCAACCGGATTAACCACAGATACGGTTCTGGTGACACGATCCAAAAGGCTAGTATGCTTACTCTGCGAAGAGTACTTACTGCTACCCAATGGGACGCCTTACAAGGCGAACTAACGGGAGCAGTTAGTAGTTTAAAAGAGCGTTTCACACGGTTCGTTCTGCAGAATCCATTCACTTCTATAACTGAAGTAGACAGACTCTACATAGAGAATGTTGTTGAGTGGTTAGGACTGTTATGTCCGGAACTCACTCGGTTCTCACGTGTGATGCTTGATAACCTTAAAAAGGAAATCGAGCGCACGCTATGGGAGGACCTGAAGTCCACTCTAAATGGGCGAATCAAGGAGTACAACGGAGGAATCCGAAGTGCTGCCGAGATTGTGACCGCAAGTAGATATGGAACCTTCGAGACCGGTACCGTTTTATGGCGGTACCTATCGAAGGCCATTTCAGATCAGTTCAAGCGAATTCGCGAGACTGATCTGTATCCGCTTCAGGACACAGTGAAGGAATGGGAAACCGTACCTTCTCTTCCCGTGATCGGTGACCTTTGGGTTCGCCTTTCTAAGGTGCCTCC